ACCGGAACAGGACAACCGAATGGCTGCGTGACAGCTTCGTCGGTCGGTAAAACCGGGACCACTGGGCAGACATTGACAGTAATTTATGATGACCTGGTCGATCTAATTGATTCCATCGATGTTGGTTACGACGATGGCAGCCTCAAATTCATGTTCGGACAACCAATCCGCAAAGTGTTGCGTAAGATCAAAGACACCGCAGGCCGTCCGATCTGGACGCCATCGTATGACGCCGGCATCTCGAATCGATCACCCGATCAGCTGCTCGGCTACGACACGCAGTTGAACAATCATATGCCGGTACCGGCAGCAAACGCCAAATCAATCGCATTTGGTCAATTCAAAAAATATGTGATTCGCGATGTTATGCAATTGACGCTGTTCCGTTTTGACGACAGCGCGTTTGCTAAAAAAGGCCAAGTCGGTTTCCTGGCCTGGATGCGCGCAGGTGGTAACCTGGTTGATGTGTCCGCATTGAAGCTATACCAGCATAGCGCTACTTAATACTCACTGCTATCAGCATGGGCGCATACCTTGTTTGGTATGCGCCTATTTTATTGGTTGAATTTATTAGATGGAGAAGCAATGGCTAAGAAAAATACACAACCAAGCATCATGCAAGCGCGGGTTCTTGGAGGATTCATTCTCGATGGTGTCCAATACAACCCGGACGATATCATTGAAGCTAACCATGAAATGATCAAGCAATTAGGATCATCGGTTGATGCGAACGCATCGGCAGTAGAACATTGCCGCGGCATGAAAAACGCAGTCATCAAGAAGCATGAATCGAAACAACCAGACCCGGAAGAATCAGGAGAAGTCGAAGATCCGGAATCTGAAGAAGGCAAAGAACCGGAGTCTGAAGAAAAATCAGATCCAGATCAACCGGTAAATTAATACACCATGCCGGAAAAAATCATCACCGCACCATCCACCGAGCCGATCACGCTCGATGAAGCAAAGGCACAATTGAGATGGACGAACAATGCTGAAGATGCATTGATCAGCTTTTATATCTCAGTAGCGCGTGATCTGTGCGAAATGGAAACTGGCCGGGCCTTGACCGTCCAAACATGGGAACAGTCGCGCTGTGGATTCGCGGATGAGATGATGCTTGGTCGCGCACCGGTTGCCAGCATTGCCAGCATAAAATACACGGACTCGAATGGCGTAGAACAGACGTTGGCGAGTACCGAATATGTGCTGGACAATTCGAGCGATTCTATCGCGCGCGTCGTTCTCGCACCAAACAAATCATGGCCGGCGGTTTATGCGGGGATCAACACCGTGCGCATCCGCTATGTAGCAGGTTATGCCAGTGCTGATGCAGTTCCTCCGGTGCTTAGGCAGTGGATGTTATTACAAATCACCCATTGGTTCAAAAATCGGCAATCGGTCGAAGTCGGAAACGTTGTCAACGAATTCCCTTTCGTCAAGAACCTGCTAAACGCATACCGTATCTATAGTTTATAAATGTCCCAAAAAATCAACCACAAGCGCGGAGCGACGTTCAGCTATTCGGGACTGGTCACATTGCCTACAGGCACATGGACTGCAAGCTGCGACCTGGATAATCCTATTGGCGTCAAGGTGTCTGATACCACGGTCACCTTATCAGTGCTCGGCTCACCGGGGGTTAATGGCGAGACGCATTCGATCCTGATCGAGGTAGCCGCCAGCACTACGGCAACCTGGCCGGTCGGGACATTAAGCGGGGACATCCGTTTTCAGGACAACGCTGGCGTGATTGTCTTCACCAGCACTTTTTATATTAGCGTGACCAAAGGAATCACCGATGCCAGCTAATATCCAGATCACGTTAGTACCCAAATACCCGGTATCGATCCAGTTGTCAGGTGACAGCGGAACACTTAACTTCTCAACGGCTGAATCGATCTCCGTTGAACTGTCCCCAATCCTGCGTGGACTGCCCGGTAGTGCCGGATCAAGATATACGCACACACAATCATCAGCATCCGCCATCTGGACGGTTGCGCACAATCTGAATTCAAAACCTGCAGTCATGGTTGCGGATCATCTGGATCGGCAAATATTCCCGGATATTGAGTGGATTGATAACAATATCGTGCGCGTGACGCATGGCTCTGCCATTACCGGATCGGTTTTTTGTAATTAAATAGGGAATGACATGAAAATAACCAATCATCTGGATGCCAACGGTTTCAAGGTACAGAACCTCAGCGAACCAGCATCTGCCCAGGATGCCGCCACAAAATCCTATGTAGACGCAACAGCACAGGGCTACAAGTGGAAAGATCCCGTTAGAGCGGCCACCACGGCAAACATTACACTTTCCGGAGCACAAACAATCGACGGCGTGTCGGTTATTGCTGGCGACCGTGTGTTGGTTAAAAACCAGAGCACAGGCAGCGCAAACGGCATCTACGTAGCGGCTGCAGGGTCATGGGCACGGGCAAGTGATTTCGACGTCAGTGCAGAGCTGTTGGGATCTTCTTGTTTTGTTAGCGAGGGCACGACAAACGGAAATTCAGTATGGGTGCTCACTACTGATGGACCGATCACGCTAGGAACAACCGGCTTAACGTTTATACAAACTAATGGCGGTTCCAGCTACACGGCTGGCACGGGGATATCCATTGGTGGCGGTGTAATCTCGATTGACACGGCCGTGGTCGCAAGGAAATCATCAGCCGCCATCGGTGATGGGTCAAGCACAACACTTACATTTACCCACAATCTTAACACTCAAGATGTTGCAGTCAGCGTTTATGATGCGGCGACCAGAACCGGGGTGATTTGTGATTGGGTGGCCAATGGAGTCAATACGGTCCAATTGACATTCGGTACTGCGCCAAGCAGCGGACAATATCGAGTAACTGTGGTCGGGTAATGAAGGTACTCGCCCCATTCGATATTGATGGATTCTCAGTCGTCAGGAAGAAAGTATCTCTCTGGACTCCGGCCGGAAACACGACGGTCATTAGTGCTTATGGTGCATCTGCTCTTACTGCCACCGGCACAATCACGACAGCGAATGCTGCGAGCACGAACTTGCACACCTCAATGCGGCGGGTAGATATCTTAGTTACTACGGCTGCTAATAATGCCGTAGCAGGATTCCGTGGCGCAGCTAACGTTTGGTGGCGTGGTAATGCCGCCGGATTGGGTGGCTTCAACTATTCTTGCCAGTGGGGCCCGTCAACTGGCGTAGCAACAGCAACAAACAGATCATTTGTCGGCTTGAGCGCACTAACTGCCGCTCCCACCGACGTCGAACCATCGAGCTTAGTCACTATGATCGGCATGGGCTGGGATGCAGCAGACACCAACATACAACTTATGCGCAATGACAGCGCCGGTACGGCAGCCAAGATTGATCTGGGCGCGAATTTCCCCGTGCCAACCGCAGACAGAACAAAAGCCTACGAACTGCGGCTCTACTGCGAGCCAAACGGCTCATCAATAGATTGGCAAGTGACCGACCTTGGCACCAACGATGTCGCATCAGGATCTGTCAGCACCGATATCCCGGCCGGTACGTCATTCCTGTCGCCGCGCGGCTGGATGAGCGTTGGCGGCACTAGCAGCGTGATCGGGATTGCTTTAATGAATATGTGGATAGAAACGGACAAATAACATGCCATCCCCAAGCGCAGGACAACTGAACCAACAAATCACCATCCAGCAACGCACCCAGACCAAGGACGTTGAAGGCGGCATAGTGGATGCTTGGTCTGATTTTGCAGCGGACATCTGGGCAAAGAAAAACAACCTATCCGGCAATGAGCGTGGCGCTACCAACAAAGGCGGCCAAACTCTGGATGCTCGGACGGAATTCACAATTTATTACCTCGATGGCGTCACCAATGAGATGCGCATCGTGCACAACGGCAAGTATTACAACATCCGCCACGTCAACAATTTCATGGAAAACAACGAATATCTAATCATCACGTGTGATCTTGGAGGCAATCATGGCCGGTAATACCACAATCATAGGCATCGAAGGGTTGCGCGGGAAATTCCTGGAATTGCGTCAGGACATGGTGCTCAAGACTTCCCGGCGCATGGTGGCCTCTGCCGGCAGCGTGTTGAGGAAGGAAGCCAGGGCGATTGCCCAATCGCACGGGCTTAAGAAATCCGGCGCGCTGATTCGCAACATTGCCATCAAGCGAGAACGCAACGCCCCGCTCGGAACGGAACAATACAACCTTGGCGTTCGTCATGGCAGGCATCTCGGCAATGGCAAAAAGATTATCAAGTTCCTTGTGCAAAATAAATCAGGACGTATCGTCACCCGTCGCGAAAATGATCCGTTCTATTGGAGTTTTCTCGAATTCGATACCAAAAACCGCAATGCAACGCCATTTATACAGGCCGCTCTGGAGAACAAATCTTCAGAAGCCATTGCCGCAATGGAAGCCCGTCTAACCAAAGACCTGGCCAAAGCAAGCCAATAACCATGACCATCGGAACCACCATCAACACCGCGATCACCGCAGTGTTGGCGAACGCCTGGGCGGTAGAACTGCCACCGGAGCCAGTTTTCCCCGCAATTGTATTCGAGATCGACAGCACGCCAGAAACCGGCTGGGTGCTCGGCGGTGGCTATACCCAGCATGTAGTCAGCGTGTACTCATTCGCGCACACCAAAACCGAGCTTGCCACGCTACGGCCATCGATACAAGCGGCGATGGAATTGATTGAAGGATTCATCACGGAAGAAGAGTCCGGCGATGCGCAATTCGAGGATCTTCCTGGCGTATATGCCTATTACCAAAATTTCAGAATCAGAACGACTACTTAAGGAGACGAAAGCATGGCATCGAAACTAATGCGAAACGTAGTTCTCGCAGTCAAAGAGGAAACCACCAACGGCACGGACTCGGTGCCTACATCACTGGCGAATTCGATACTTGCGAAAGTATCCGACGTCCAGCCGGTAGTCGCTGAATTCGTTGATCGCGACAACATCCGCCCGTACCTAGGATCAAATGGCAAAGTACAAGTATCCGTACATGCCGAACTGACCATAGAGTTCGAGTTGGCCGGCGCAGCAGCAGCCGGAACCGTTCCGGGTTGGGCTGCGATCCTGAAAGCGTGCGGATATGGCGAAACTGTTGTGGCCGTTACCAGCGTGACTTACAAACCGATTTCTGCGTCATTCAAATCCGTGTCTATTTATTACTGGCTCGACGGATTGCTGCATAAAATGATCGGCTGCATGGGCACGGCAACCATCACACTGAACGCCCGTGGAATCCCAATGGTCAGCGTAAAACTGACCGGATTCTACTCGTCAACCACTGACGTCACCTTGCCGAGTGACTCTGTTTACACCGCATTCCAAGCCCCTCAGGCCGTCAACAAAGTCAACACCACCGCATTCACGCTGCACGGCATCAGCACAGCATTTGACGAATTCTCAGTCGACCTGGGCAACAACGTCGTGTACCGCAACATGCCGACGCTGGAAGAAGTGCTGATCACCGACCGCAAAGTGTCCGGCAGCATCTCGATCCCAATGACATCGATCGCAACCAAAGCCTGGCACGATACCGTGCGCGATGGCACGTTGGCCGCGTTGTCGATGACCCACGGCAGCGGCGCAGGGAAAATCATCACCGTCAGCGCCCCGAAAGTGCAATTGATCAGTCCTCAGTACCAGGACAAGGACGGCGTCGTTCATCTGCAATTGGGCCTGGATTTCCAACCGAATGCAGGCAACGACGAAATACAAATCGCAATTACATAATCAATAAAACAAAAGAGGCAGGAAATGGCTTTCAAACTAGCAAAAAACCCCACATTCTGCGCGAATGTCGACGTACTGACGCCAAACGACAAATGCGGACATGACAAATCATCGTTTGTCGTTTCATTCCATCGGAAGAAAACATCCGAACTCGACAGACTGCGCGGCATGCAACAAGCAGATGTGCTGCGTGAAGTGGTTGCCGGGTGGAAGGAACTGGTTGACGAAAATGGTCAGGAAGTGGTCTTCAGCAATGAAAACCTTGAAGCGTTGCTGGAAATCCCAGAAGCCGTGTACGCAATGTCAATGACCTTCTGGCAATCCATCATCAAGGCCAAGGAAAAAAACTGATAGAGGTCGCCCGCCATTGGGCTGGCGACAACAAATCGGCAAATAGCCTGGCCATTGACCATGATGTCATCGATGGCCTGAAGGCTGCCAATGCGCCGCAAGAGGTTATCGACCAGGCGCTGAGCAGCATGACCGGGAATGATCGGCAGGAAGACTGCGAAGTGTGGCCGGAAAACTGGGCATCCGTCGTGTTCTTCTTGTCAATCGGAACCCAGTGGAACATATCCCCGGAAGGCAGAGCCATCGGACTGGATTATTCAGCCATCGAATCGGCCATGAACATGCAAAACATCCGAAAAATACGCAGGCCATCGTTACTAAACGACGTCAGATTGATGGAAGAAACAGCGCTCAACATATTCAGAGAGAGGCAGTAATGTCAGCACTCGGATCTCTAGTGGTCAAATT